CTTTAAATGTGTTCAGGTTCCAAACTGACTATCCAAAAGTTTGGAATGAACTCACACAAGAAATTGATTTCCAACGCAGAAAGCAGCTCGCAATAAAACTGCGTGAAACAAACATCCCTACTTATGACCGCAAAGCATATAAGCAAAAACGCGGTTTTACAGGCTCAAGATAAGGATAAGAATAATGGCTCTACCGATTATTACTGCTGACCAAACTTTATTGGTTCAAGCAATTATTGTGTACCTATACGCTGATCCGGGTTTAGGTAAATCATCGATGGGCTTTACTGCGGAAAAAGCAATTTCTTTTGACTTTGACCGTGGTGCTCACCGTACTGGTGAATTACGTCGAGGTGCGGTTGTACAGGTTCAACAATGGAGTGATGTTGCAAACCTTACTCCGCAGGACTTAGCACCATATAAAACCGTAGTCATTGATACCGTGGGTGCAATGCTTGAATGCATTAAAACCCACCTGTTACTTACGGCAAATAACCGTCAAAAAGATGGTTCTTTAAAGTTAAAGGCTCAAGGTTTAGCGAACCAAACGTTCAAGCAATACATCAATACTTTGATCAGTTTAGGTAAAGATGTTGTTTTCATTGCACACGCATCAGAAGATCAAAACGGTGATCAAATTATTTACCGACCAGATCTAGGTGGTAAAAACCGTAACGAGCTTTACCGTATCGCAGATGTCATGGGTTATCTAACAACTGTTACTACTGGTGAAGGTAAAAATGCCCGCGTTATTAATTTCAAACCTTCGCCTACACATCATGCGAAAAACTCAGGTGCTTTAGGCGGTGAAACCGGTGAAGTGTGGGTACCTGATCTTAAAGCACACCCTACTTTCTTGGCTGACCTGATTACTCAAGCTAAAGATCACATTAACACCTTAACGCCTGCACAACTTGCAGCAGCTAAAGCCCAAGAAGAGCTAGAAAACTGGAAACAAAGCTGTGAAGAAGCTGAGCATGCAGGTGACCTTAATCAATTAACTGAGTCGCTTGATAAAGAACACATGTATTACCAGAACATGCGACAAGCAATGTTAATGAGAGCTAAAGCATTGAATTGCACGTTTGATAAGCAACGTGGCACTTGGATTAGTCCACCAGAATTTAACGGTATCTCAGATCAACAAAGAGATGAACTTCAAAACTTCATAGCTGAACGCGGCCTAGACGTGAAAACAGTTTGTGAACACTTCGGCATAGATGCCCTTATCCAAATTGAAGCAGCAAAACTACCAGCAGTTAAACAAGACATTGAAACATTAGCGAAAACGGGGATGACAGCATGAAAATTCTAAATAAAGTTGAAGCCAAACTTGCTTGGGCCAACGGTGAATTACTTTTAGTAAATAATACTGAGCGTAATGGCTGGGAACCATTTAACCCTTATGACTTTGGCTTTGATGTTTTTGATAAATTCGAATTTCAATTAAAGCCTAGAACTATTTTTATTGGCGAATTTGAGGTACCTGAACCATTAAAAGAAGCGCCAGCTAAAGGTTCTACTTGCTCTTACCCAAGTCCAACTGTTGAATTAGGTGTGCAGCAGTTTAAGTGGAATGGTTCAAAAGGACAATTACGCATGCTTCAGCATGGCCAAGTCCACTCAAGTTTTGATAATGCTTTTGCTCATTGCTGCGCCATTATCAAAGTAAGTGGAGGTGAGTTTGCTGAAGATATGCTCAAACTTCTGAACAAGCCAACTGATGAAGTTGAAGAAGAAAAGCCTTTAGAAAATGAAGTTGAGAAATCACCTCAGGTTAATACTGAAAAAACAGTAATTGAAGAGCCTACTAAAGATTTAAAAGAGGATCTCGATAGTGCAATTGTTGTTACTGAGGAGTCTTATGTTTCATCATCCGAGGATCTATTAGTTCCAGAAACTAACGAGCCTAAAGTAGATCCAGAATATCAGCAAACCCTAGATACTCTTCTACAGCGTGTAAAAGAGTCAAAAACACCTGCAGAAGTAAATGCGGTTTATCGTTATACCCGCACATGGGATGACGAACAAATGAAGCCTATCCTTCTCGCCACTCACAAACGTCTTGAAGAGCTAGAAAAAGAAAAGGCATCTGCTAATGAGCCACCCTCTTTAATGGTTCAAATCCAAACTGCACCAGACCTTACAACGCTAGATGCTTTGGAAATAGACGTGGCTGCACGAGATCCGCAGATTCAACCGAAGCTAATGGGGTATGTGAGAAAACGCCGCTATGAATTAGAGAATCCTACACCTACTCAACAAGAATCTACCCCTGATTATTTATTAGTGGACGGTTTCTAACATGAAAGATCAGTACAAGAAAGTGAGCCAAAAACACATGCTTGGTTTTATGTACTACTTGCAATTGCTGGGCTACGTAATAGTCCGGCAAGGCATGGATCAAGCAATGTTTCTAACCAAGCATTATGCGGTACCTGTAGCTTGGCGGCGCATAACGATCGACTATCACAACCGGTTAAATAAACCTGCCCAGCAGCTTTATAAAGAGTTTGTTGAGTGGACTAAAGAAGAATATTTGAGGGCTTAGGTAATGATTGATCTAAATAAAAAAAGAGAAGCTTTTGAAAGATTTCATGCCAAAGAATGTAATTGCAGTTATGAAAGTTTAAAACGTCAACTAGATAGACAAGAGGCACTAACAGGACACAGATATTTACCAACTAGTCCTCGTCATGAAGCTTGGTTGATTTGGGATGCCGCATGGAATGACGCCAGTGCTCAGGTGTTGCCAACTTGGATCAGCGTGGATGATGAATGGCCACCTACTGACATAATGGTACTTATTTGTTGGGCTGATGCACCTGATGTTACCCCCGAACAAGACTATATGACTATTGATGAAGATTTAAATAGTGTATGGGCAAATTATCATAATGATCCGCCTTCACACTGGATGCATTTTCATAGTGTGCCAAACGTATCTGGAGCTGCTAATGAGTAAGGTTATTGGTGAAGTTAATTTGAACCCTAGCCGTATTGAAGGTACTCCGGATCAGGTGGCTCTTCATATTTTTGAAGAAATCATTTGTCCAAGTACTGAGGAGCTTATCAAAAACAATCCGGAAGCTGCAAAAGTTTTTGCATATCACATTTTTGGTTTAGCGCTTTCTCAGCTAGCCGAATTCCATTCAACTAAAAGTTTAGATAAAGCTGTAACCGTTACTCTTCACAACCTTTTGCGTCAATTGAAGAAAGAACGTAATGAGTTGAGGAGCTAATGGATGAGTGAAGTAAAAGTTAAAACATGTGATTTTTGTGATGATGGAAATGGTGAATGCATTTACCCCTATTACGGTCTTGCCCCTCATATTCACACAAAGCCAATTGGGGGCACCGTATTTCTAAACGAGTCATTACCTGAAAACTTCTGTCCTGATGGGGATGGTTTAGGCATGTATACACATTGTCTGAATTGTGGGGGTGACGGCACCTATGAGGGTACTCAATTAGAAGTTAAAGCGGAAAGTAAGGAGGAGTAAATGTTAAAAGATCTGAGAAATCTATCTGATGCAGAGCAACAAGAATATTTGGATCGCTTCATAATGGCTAATGAAGAACAGAAGTTTCCTCAAGAGGTTGTAGCACTTTATTTAGATTGCTCGCCTTGGACATTAGCTAGAATGCGTTGTGATCAATCATCACTGCCTTTCTCGAAAATTGGGAGACGTGTTTCATATAAAAAGAAAGACGTTTTGAAATATGAGCAAAGCAAGACTGTGCTTAATACAGCACAGCTTGCAACAGTTTAAGGCGGTTAAACCGCCTTTATTTCTTTTAATCTTTCTGCCCAAACAGATTGGTAATTAAAGCAATCAATCTTGCCTTGATACACCGCTTCAATCATGTTCATTGAAGCTCTTAATTCCTCATCTGGAATTTGAACATATCCACCTGTCACATCAATTCTTGGTTTAGCCGTGTGATTAAGAAGTCTTTTTGTCACATAAATATTAAATCTTAAAAGGTTGCATATAGTGGCAAATGTACGGCGGAAATCATGCATTGAAACGTAATAGTCAACTTCTTTACCCACTCTATTCAATAATGTATCTACCTTAGTCGCATGCATATTCCACGAAGTAGGCATCTTAGTAGCTGGGAAAACCCAATCGTTTTCTCTTAATAACCAAC